CGTCACGCATGGTTCGGAGATGTCAACGCAGCTAACGCTCCGGTTGGAACACTAACTCCCGGTATTGATCCTGACTTTTTCAATGTTATTGACGGGTTCTTTGTTCAGTTAGCAGCAATATATGCTGCCAATCCCGATCAGCTTACAGCACTTCCGGGTAACAATCAGGCAACAACCGCACTTCAGTTCTCGGTAGCAACTCCTGCTCTGATGGCTGCTGCCGTTAACGCTGTTATTGATGCAGCTCCCTGCGAACTTACCGAACAGCCCGATAGGGTATTGCTTGTCACACAGTCAGTAATGCAAAGGCTGAAAAGGTTCCTTCAGGGACTTGGAACAGTATTTCAGGATTACAAACTGATGACCGGAGGTCTTGAATTTGCTAACTGGGACGGAATTCCGATTTATTCTAACTGTCTGTGGGATCAATGGATCAGGGCATATTACAATAACGGAACGACCCTTGATAATCCGCATAGGGTTATTTACACCACGAAATCGAACTTGAATATAGGTATGGCTTGTAACAGTCTGTTTGAAAGGATCAACACTTTCTATGATCCGAGAAGTCGTTATAACAGGATCGAGGCAGTTGATGCCTTTGATGCAAAGATCATAGATGACAGGCTCGTTCAGGTCGGAATGTAAAATATTACGACCATGACAATAGGATGTAACCAAATAGTCGACTGTATCCTTAAAAACTGCGAGAATCTTGTTCCCGGAGTTAAGGACAGAGCATACTTTATCAACTTTGACCACGTTGATAAGGACTTATGCACGTTTGATGCTAATAATCCCTTGCTCCTGACACAGCTTGTCCTTAAAAGTCTTTCCCCTGATCCGTATGCATATTGTGTTGAAGGTTACAACTTCAGCAACGAGCATTCGGTGGCGATGGTAAAGAGGACATATCAGAAAGTTTGGGATCACAACTTTATTTTCCGGGTGTTTGACAATACCCCTGAAGATAAGTTATGGATTGACAATGCAAAAGGAAGCCGATTCATAGTGATAATCGAGAACAATTACAATAAGCCTGATGATGTACTAGGTGACGGAAGGACTGTTTTTGAAGTTCTCGGATGGGATTTCGGACTTGAACTCAATGCAGCAGAACGTAATACCGGGGATGAAGAAATGCTCGGAGGTTGGCTGCTGACTGCCGGATGCTCTGATTCACTTAAAGAATCTATGCCTCCTCTGTCTTATTTCGTGACTAGCCTCACGCTTACGAGACAGGCTATTGAAGCACTTCTTGCTCCCTGTTGTGATTAATCAAGTAGGGGTGTAAAAGCCCCTGCTTTATTTTTATGACACTTCAGGATGAGGTAAGGTCTTTTGCTAAGGAATATATTAACGTTCCTTCGGCAAGAACACCTGACAGGAAAGCAAAGATCAGGAGGTGCATACGGATATTAACCGGAAGAAATATTAACTTTGGTTGTTCAACCTGTTATATCGAAGCTTTATTTAAAATATTAAACCTTACAAAAATGGCAGGAAGCAAATATGAAATGCGACGTGGGTATGTCGCAATATTCGATCAGGGAGCTTATCATGGTATAAAGAGCTTCACGAACCGTAACCTTGAATTGGAACCCGTAAAATATGAACCTATTGCTGAAGAATATCTCAGGCAATATCCTGCGAGGGTGGTATTCTTCGTAAAAAGACCGATGCCGTCTAAGCCTTACGTTCCACCGAATGTCGTTATACTTCCCAAAGAAGAACCAAAGGCAGAAGTTATAGAGCCTGAAAAAATAATTAAGGAAGCTATTAACGAGATACTGCCAACGGAAAAAATGTCAGGGAAAAGCCCACGTAAGAGATCATCAAAGAAGAAAACTGATGAGTAATGAAAGTATCATCTGTAAAAACAGACCAACGGGTTGAACGCAATGTTTGGAATACCCATCTCGGTATTAAAGCATACGGTAGCAATAACGATTACCCACAGAAGATACTTGAAATTGTAAGCGCATCAGGAACCGGGAAGTCTTGTCTTGACATATATAACAAGTTTATTATTGGCGAGGGTTTTGAAGATAAGGCTCTCGCCACAACTATTGTTAATAGCAGCAAGGAAAAGGCTAACGTACTATTAGCAAAATGTGCCAAAGACCTTCGTAACTTCAACGGCTTCGCAATCCTTGTAAAATATAGTGGCTTATCACTTCCGGCAGAACTTTATAATATCCCATTTGAACAATGCCGTATCGGGATAAACAACTCACTTGAATATACCGGGCAAATAGCTATTCATCCCGACTGGACAGGAATAACAGGCAGGAGATTTGCCAACAGCGATGTTAAATGGGTTAATGTGTTCAATGTTCAGAACGCATTTAAGCAGATCAAGGAAGCCGGGACCCCGGAGAAATTCATAGGGCAGATTTATTATTTCACTTCTGACGGAGAGCTGGAATATCCGGTAAGTCCTTTTGATCCTATTGTAACTGATATGCTGACGGAAGAAAGTGTTTCGACAGTCAAACACAGGAACGCAAAGTATAATTTTCTTCCTGCCGGGATCTTGGTACGAAAGGGATTGAAGCTTCATACAAAGGATGACGGTACGATTGATCCATATAATCAGGAGCAACTTGCAAGTGCTAAGATGATAGAGAGGATGCAGGGAGATAACAACGCAGTCAAGATATGGGTTGTTGATGTTGATGCTGATGAAGAAAAGCCTGAGTTCATTCCTTTCTCAACTCAGAATTACGACAAGATGTATGAGCTGACAGAAAAAACAGTTCAGGAGAATATCGGTAAGATGTTTATGATCCCTCCGATTCTCCGGGGCGTTGATGTCGGGGCTGGATTTGGAGCTGACCTTATGAATAATGCTTACGACTTTATGAACTCAGTAACACACGGGGACAGGATCTCGCTGGAACAGGCTTTTGCGGATCTTTTTGAGTTCTTCCCAACTAAGTTCAGCAATTTCACGATAGCTCCGTTGACGTATATCACTCCGGTTGAAAAGACTTCCGACAAAAAAGAAACAAAAGATGACAGCGTTAGTAACTAAAGCGGATTTGGATAATTACAAGTACGTGGCTGATTCAGTCAAGAATTACGCTTCCTGGCTTCAGTTCGTTTCTGAGGCTCAGCTTTTTGACGTAAAGGCTTGGCTTGGCGATTCGTTATTGAATGAGATAGTAACTCAATTCGCAGGGAATTCATTGTCGGCTGCAAACACTTTGCTTTTGGATGGTGGAACGTACACTTACGGAAGCGATACTTATATGTTTCAGGGGTTGAAAGCTTGTATTATTTACTATGCATTTGCAAGATTTACGAACAGGAGCATCTATAATTATACGGCTGCGGGGATAGTACGGAAAGATAGCGATTTTTCAACTCCGGCAACGCCAAAGGATATTCAGAGGCTAGAAACAGAAAGCAGGCTTATGGCTGATGCTATAAGATGCGAGATAATAACATTCCTTAACCGCAACTCTGATGATTACCCGCTGTGGTCGGGATGCAGCTTAAAAGATTGTTCAAACAGCAGACCGTTTATGGTATTAGGAGAATAAAAACTAAATGATATGTGGTACGGAAACAGATTTAATGTAGGACGGGAAATAGCCGTCGATGTAACCTCGGAAGACTTTGAGGATAAAAGCGGATTCTTTGTCAGGAGCGGAGCCGGAGATATTTGTTATGTTCCGGTTGGTAATGAAGATACTGAAACAGTAACAAAGACTGTTGAAGCACAGGTTTACTTTGTCGATCCTGTTATTGTGAAGAAAATACTCAAGACCGGGACAACAGCAACAGGTATTTACGTTGGCTATCCTGCAAACTAAAAGTTATGATAGGCAATTTCCCTGCACGGCATAACATAAGAGTTGTTAAAGGCGATGCTATTGACCTGACATTTCACGTTGCGAGGGTACTTGATGGCATAGGGCAAACGTTTTATGCTGCACTCAATCAGCCCCCTGATCTTGGAATTATTTACCCGGTAACAAACATAACAATCAGGGTACGCAGGAAAGACGAGCTGTTGATTAAGGAATGGACAACAGGATTAAGCCCTGCGGATATTGTTTGTGCCGGGGCAACGTTTCATCTTACTGACGATATAGGCTTTGAGCAATCAGGAATGTTTGATTATCAGGTTGAGGACACAGTCAATAACGTCACTATAATAAGTGGTTATTTTTGGGTTGAAAAAGAAATAACATAATGGGACTGGCAATAGGAAACGCAATAGGAGTACCGTTCGGAGGTGCTTCTCAGTCGTGGGAGAGCTACTCTAATGAGAAATTTATAGAATTACAACCGTCAGCAGCTACGGCTATTGATACTTATATAAACAGCACCTCACCCACTAATAATTATGGTGCTAACACGACTGGATCAGTAGGAGAACATGCCTCATTTACAAGGATATTTCGGGCATTAATAAAGTTTGATTTATCAACTCTCCCTGATAATGCAATAATAAA